TTTCATATTCAATGAAGCATTTACTAGAAAGGCCTTACCTTTCTGTAAAGAAGATTACTTTACAAATCGTAATGAACGATTATTGTTTAGAGAAATAGATATATTCGTAAACAAATATAAAAACATACCTACAAAAGAAGCTCTTGTAATAGAACTAGGCCAGAGAAAAGATATAAACGAAGATGAATTTAGATCAGTAAAAGACCTACTAGACACAATATTAAATGAAAGTGTAGACCTACAATGGTTACTAGACACTACAGAAAAGTTTTGTAAAGACCGTGCAGTGCATAATGCAGTATTAACTGGTATTAAAATACTAGATAAGAAAGATCCTAAACTTACACCAGAAGCAATACCTGGTATTCTTGCAGATGCATTGGCCGTTTCTTTTGATAATCATATTGGTCACGATTATATAGAAGATGCAACAAGAAGATTTGATTTTTACCATACTAAAGAAAAGAAATATCAATTTGATTTATCTTATATGAATCGTATTACAAAAGGCGGTGTACCACCTAAAACTTTGAATATTGCATTGGCCGGTACAGGTGTTGGTAAATCTTTGTTTATGTGTCACTGTGCTTCTAGTTTTCTAACACAAGGTTTAAATGTATTGTATATTACTTTAGAAATGGCAGAAGAAAGAATCGCAGAACGTATTGACGCCAATCTTTTAGATGTAACTATGGACGATTTACATAGTATGCCTAGACAATTGTATGATGACAAGATTGAAAAAATTAGAAACAAGACTGCTGGTAAATTAATTATAAAAGAATATCCTACAGCATCAGCACACGCTGGCCACTTCAGAGCATTACTCAATGAACTTGCTTTAAAGAAATCGTTTAGACCAAATGTTATCTTTATTGACTACCTAAATATTTGCTCATCAAGTAGATTTAAAGGTGGTAATATTTCTTCGTACTTCTTCATTAAGGCAATAGCCGAAGAACTACGAGGTCTTGCAGTTGAGTTTAATTTACCAATCTTTAGTGCAACACAAACAACAAGAACAGGTTTTGTAAGCACAGATATTGGTTTAGAAGATACTTCAGAATCTTTTGGTTTGCCAGCAACTGCTGACTTTATGTTTGCATTAATATCAAATGAAGAACTTGAAGCACTAGGTCAAATGAAGATTAAACAATTAAAGAATCGTTATAATGACCCAAGTATCAATCGTGCCTTTATCGTAGGTGTAGATAGAGCTAAGATGAGATTGTATGATGTATCTAACAATGCTCAGAACATAGTAGATAGTAACCAAAAAGAAATAACAGTAAAAACAAGTTACGATAAGTTTTCGGATTTTAAAATATAGATATGGAAACTAAAAAGAGAACAGTAGTGAGAATGATAACTTATAGAATAACAGCTTGGTTATTTACTATATTGTGGACATATTTTTTTACAAAAGATATAACATCAGCAACCGGGTTTGCTACACTATTACACATATTATTAAGTATTGATTATTATATACACGAGCGTATATGGTTAAAAATAAAATGGGGTAAAATAAAATGAGTAAACAAAAAGTAAGATTTCATAGAAACGATAGGAGACCTGGCCATTTAGGTGAACAATTGTCATATGAAAAGAAGATGATTAAGAACAAAGGTGACATCTATTGGCAGGCCGTTGAACAACCAACAGGTACAATCATAAGACAATCATTCTTTGAAGAAGATATATCTAAACTGGTAGATTTTCAAAATGCTAATAGACAATGGCAATCTAATGGCGGTATACCTAAATTTCTTTGCGACAATATTAAGTAGTCGTTTATAAATATATGAATGGCATTATTTAGCAAAGCAGATTTATCTAAATCAAAATATATCGTATCAATAATAGCAAAAATTAAACAAGGTGGTAAAATCAAAGTAAGCGATGGTAAGTCTTACTTATTTAAAAAAACCAAAGATATTAATAATTTAGAAAAAGTACAAACAGATGTTCAAAAATACACAAAGATACTTTTAGTTAATAATAATCACACTTCTATATTTACTGACGGTAAAAAATCTTTTAGATTTATAGATATAGATAAATCTCCATTCTCTGGTATGGGTGGCGGAACATCAAGGAATGTTTTAGGCAAACAATTATCAGACGCAGGTGAGTTAGCTACAGTGATGTCTTTACGAAAAGATATTAAAAATGCTAGAGATACTGGTCAATCTATATTTGTAAATAATCCAGAAGCTTTTGCAGCTTGGTATACAACTTTTCAATATACACGTCCAGCAGTTAATAAAATTGTAGGTTCTTTAAATAATTTTGATATAATACACGACGCTACTGATAGATCAGATTTTACAAATACTATTACATTGTTTTTAAGAAAAGCAAAACTATCAAAAGACTCCTGGAATCCAGCAGACATTTATATAATTAACAAGACAATAAGGCAGAAAGTAACTAACGATCTAAAAAAAATAGTAGAAACTTATGAAATTTCAGATGGATTAGTTAATATGTTTAATAATAAATTGTATGAATTTTATAAAAAAAAAATTCTTTATCCAATTTCTCTTAAACAGTTAGTAACAGAAAAACCATCTATAGATTATGCAAACATACCTGGTACAATTAATGTAGAAGCTTATAACATTAAAATATCAAAATTTAATTGTAATTTGACTACCGAAGGCAAAGAAATAGGTTTATTTACATTTTTAAATGTTGATACAAGAAAACAAATTAATTTACAAGTTAGAGGATTTCCTCATAGTTATGGTGTTGCACAAACTGAAATTACATCCGATGGTACACCTTCAGGCGGCCGTTTAGGTAAAATTAGTACATCAATTGTTGATAGTGTTATGGCTCAATATAATGATGCAAGAATTAATAGTATAAAATATTTTGGCACACCTAGACCATTTGAAAATTTTGATGAAAGTAAAATTAGAGAAACTTACAAGATGTATGAAACAGTTATTAAAAACTCAAAAGTTTCTAATCAAAAATTTTTAAAATATAATGATTATGTTAAATTAATTAATACTTCAAAATCTAATGTTGAGATTGCTAAAAATATGTGTATGAAAATTCAAGGTTTAAAAATAATGCACTTTTTTATCAAAAACGAAAAAAACTTATCTGGTATTATGAATAAAATGATAAATGGTGCTAAAAAAATAAGTGATGCCAACGGCTTCTTTATTAAAATATACTAGAAGCTTGACATACGTATCAAAGTATGATATAGTATAAATAGTAATAATTGATATAGTCTATGGTTAGTTTGATTTTGTTTATGGAAAATATGAGAGGAATATGTTTAGTTTTAAGGGATTTATTACAAAGGGTACGAACACCCATTTAGAACACTTAGAAGATTCTATAATAGATAGAGGTTCAAAAGGCGGTAAAGATGCCGTTAACTTTCTAAAGTCAATCAAAAAAATGCTGACAGGCCATATAGGTGGCCGACTTAACGTAACTGTTAAATGGGACGGTGCGCCTGCTGTTATCTGTGGTATTAATCCTGAAAATGGAAAATTCTTTGTTGGTACAAAATCAGTATTCAACGTAACACCTAAAGTAAATTATTCTACTGGTGATATAATGAAAAATCACGATGGTGTATTAGCACAAAAATTAATTGTATGTTTAAGAGAGTTATCTAAATTAGGTATTACAGGCATACTACAAGGCGATTTACTCTTTACGAAAGGCGATGTTAAAACAACTACAATAGATGAACAAGATTATTATGTGTTTACACCTAACACAATTACATATGCTGTGGCTAAAGATAGTCAAATAGGTAGAAGAATTGCCGGTGCAAGAATGGGTATTGTATTTCATACAGTATATTCAGGAAGTAAAATGAGTAATCTAAAGGCCAGCTTTGGTTCAATAAGAGGATTTCCTAAACTTTCATCAGTGTTTGTAACAGACGCCACTTATAAAGATGCTTCTGGTTCAGCAACATTTAATACTAATGAAATGACACAGTTTGATAGTATCATAGCGATGGCTGAAGGTTCTTTATCAAAAGCAGAACCATTATTAAATCAATTCAATTCATCAGATCCATTATCAGTAGGATATAAACTTAAATCTTTCTTTAATTACTTTATAAAAAATACACAAGGCGATATTGCCAAAGTAAGAGAATTGATTGATATGTTTAGAACATATTATGTAAATATGGTACAGCAAGAAGTAGATGCCGTTTCAAAAGAAGAAACTAAAAAAAAGTATAGAACAATAAGAGATAATGGTTTAGATTTTATTGATAGAAATAAACAAGCATTATATTTTACAATTGCAAGTTGGATATCTTTACAACGTGCAAAGAATTTTTTAATAAGAAAATTAAATCAAATACAATCAATAGGTCATTTTATAAGAACGCCTGATGGATATAGAGTAACAAGTCCTGAAGGATATGTGGCCGTTGATAGAGTGAGGGGTGCCGTTAAACTTGTAGATAGGCTAGAGTTTAGTCGTGCTAATTTTACAATAGCCAAAGATTGGGTAAAAGGATAAATGAAAACATTTAAACAATATATAAACGAAGATGCCAAAGGTCTGAAAAGTCCGAGTGGTGGATTGACACAAAAAGGTAGAGATTATTTTAATCGTAAAGATGGTAGTAATCTAAAAGCACCTGTAACAAAAAAACCATCTGAATTAAAAAAAGGTGGTAAGGCATATAATAGACGTAAGTCATTCTGTGCTCGTATGTCTGGTAATCCAGGCCCAATGAAAGACGAAAAGGGTAGACCGACTCGTAAGGCATTGGCATTAAGAAAGTGGAATTGCTAGTGAAATCGTTTCAACAAATACTTTCAGAAGGTCTATACGATCCAGGTATCTTTAAGGCTTTCTTTTTAGCAGGTGGGCCAGGTTCAGGCAAATCTTTTGTGAGTAGAAATGTATTCACAGGTACAGGATTAAAATTTGTAAATTCAGATACATTCTTTGAAAAAAGTTTAAGAGATGCTAATTTGTCTTTAACATTACCTGACGAAGAACAATATTTTAGAGATATGTTAAGAACACAAGCAAAGGCAAAAGCAGAAAATCAGGCCGCTCTTTATGTAAAAGGTAGATTAGGATTAGTAGTAGATTCAACTGGTAGAGATTATAATGTAATACAAAGTCAAGCAAGCCAATTAAAACAATTAGGTTATGATTGTTATATGATATTTGTAAACACAAGTTTAGAAGTTGCATTAGAAAGAAATGCTAAAAGAGAAAGAACAGTACCAGAATATATTACAAGAACATCTTGGCAAGGAGTGCAAAATAATATTGGTAAATTTCAAAACTTTTTTGGTTTACAAAATTTTATAGTAGTAGATAATAATAAATCAGAACAAGAATTGATTACACAAACAATGAATAAAGTAAATACAGTTGTAAGAAGATATTTAAATACACCAATTAAAAGTTATATTGCTAAAAGATGGATGGCAAAAGAAAGAATAGCGAGAAGAAAAGATGTTTAGATTAATTAATGAAGCAGTGATAGATATACCTAGACGTACTTACGCTAAGGGTGTATTTGATAATGCTGATACAGATAATCCAAAATTAAAACAAACAGTATTAGATATTATTGAAAATCAAATTAAACAATTTAATGATATAAGACCTGTATTAAAATATAGTTTAGTTGGTTCTATACTTACAAAAAATTATAGAGATGATGCTGATTTAGATGTAAATGTTTTATTTGATGTACCATTACCAGATAGAGATGTAATCAGAAAAGAATTAGCTAAGTCATTAAGAAACATTAATGGTGCATTAGTACCAGGCACAAAACATCCTATTAATTATTATATCATTACAGATCCAAACGTAAAAGAAACAAACGATAAAATGGCTGATGCTGTATTTGATATTAAGAACAATACATTTATAAGAAAAGCAAAAGAATTTAAGTTTGATGCAAAACGTTATGCAGCTGACTTTGAAAAGAAAGTAAGAGAGATTGATGTTGTACAAGGAGAATTAAAACGAGACCTTATAGATTATAAAGAATTAAAAGAATTAGATCCTAACGATATATTAGATTTACAAGAATTAATAAATGCAAAGGTTATAGAAGTAGAAGATAGTATTAATCATTTAGTGGCCATAGGTGATGAAGTTTTAAAAGATAGAGCAACAGCATTTGCTACTGATATGACACCAGAAGAAATAAAAGACTTTGGTAGAAAAAATCAATTACCTAAAAATGTTGTATATAAGATGTTAGAGAAATACCATTATCTAACTTTCTATAAAGCATTAAAAGATATAATAAAAGATGGAGAGATTACAGACGCAGAATTAGATTCAATTAAGGTAGAAGCAGTGAATAAATCTTTTGCATTTACTTTTGGTAGATTTAATCCACCTACAATAGGACACGAAAAACTTATAAGAACAGTGGCCAGTCAAGGTATGGATTATAAAATATTTTTAAGTAGATCACAAGACGCAGTAAAAAATCCATTATCACCATCAGATAAATTAAAATATATGACTAAGATGTTTAGAAACTATGCGAGTCATATAATGGTTATGCCTTCAAATATGATATTAGAATTAGCAACAAAAATATACAATATGAGTTATAGAAATATAACAATGGTTGTAGGCAGTGATAGAGTTGCAGAATTTAAATCTATATTAAACAGATACAATGATGAAAAGAATAGACACGGATATTATAACTTTGAAAAAATTAATATAATATCGGCTGGCGAAAGAGATCCAGACGAAGAAGGTGTTACAGGTATGAGTGCAAGTAAGTTAAGAGATTACGCAAGACAAGGAGATTTAAAAAATTTTAAAAGAGGGATACCAGGCAATCTATCAGAAAAAGAAAAGAATGAATTATTTTTTGATGTAAGAAAAGGTATGGGACTATCAGTAAGTTTGGCCGCTGAATTTGAACCACAGAATAGTAAAGTAAAAACATTACAAGAGTTTGAAGCACAACAAGTAAGAGATTTATACATTAGAGAAATGATATTCAATATAGGCGAACAAGCACACAATGTAAACTTAGATATAAAAGGCAAAGTAATAAGACGAGGTACAAATTATATTGTACTTGAAGATACAAATAATAATTTACACAAGTCCTGGATTTGGGACTGTGTACCTATTGCAGCCAATAAAGAAGTTGCAGTAAGAGAATATAACTTAGATGTTGATTATGGATTTACAGCTGTTTCTACTATAGAAGAAAAGACAGAATTACCACAAGACAAAGATGTGAGTAAAGAACCAGGCACTCAACCTAAAAAATATTACAAAGGATTATCAAAATCAGATAAAGAAAAAAGAGCAGACCATTTTAAAAGACAAGACACCACAAAACCTGGATATGAACCAGCTCCTGGTGATGACAAAGCAAAAACTAAACCAAGCAAATTTACTCAAAAATATAAAAAGATGTTTGGTGAATTTAAGAAAGATTTACAAGCGAGATTTAATATGACAACAGATAAAAAAGAAGCCTATGATGTAGGCCACGACTATGCTCAACATACATCAAAAACAACACCAGGTGAACCAGGTTACGATCCTAATTATAAAGGTACTACATATAAGCCAAGTAAACCTGAAGATAATTTAAAGAAAATAACGACTCAGGATATAGAAGAATGGGCCAGTTCAAATGAAACAATAGATAAATATAGAGAAAGGTATGGCGATAATTACAAGTCTAAGATAGAAGAAGTCAAAGGTAAGATGTTATCTTTCAAAGATTACGCTAACAAATAATATGAGTTTTATAACAGAATCTAAAAAAGCATACAAACAAGTAAAAGAAAATCACGTTGCAATTGCTATGGGCAATATGTTAGATGATGAAGGTAGTATGATATTAAATCAACTAGAAGAATTAGAACGAGGTATTGAGATGCTTCGTACTTACGTTGGTAACGATTATGAAAAACAATTACCGGCTTGGGTACAATCTAAAGTTACTTTAGCAACCGATTATATCTCTACTGTAGGTAATTATCTTTCTAGTAAAAATGAAAAAGCAACAGAAGAATCTATTAAAGAATCATTTTCTTTAGAAGAAAATACTTTTGAAAAAATTTACCAAATGCAACAAGATGGTAAATCAGCAGAAGATATAGCAAAAGAATTAAAATTAAATCCAGCTTTAGTTAAAAAAGTTTTAGGTGAAAATACAATAATTTCAGAAGGCCTTTCTGACACACAAATTTCTCAACTTAAAAAAGAATACGAACCATTAAAAGGTAAAACAATTACTACTTCACAATATCAACAATTAAAAAATATATTGTTTAAACTACAAGATGGTGATTTAGAAAAATTACAAAAACAAAATATACCATTTGCTTCAACAGGAGCTGGTTCAATATTAAGAGCAAGAAAATCACCAGTTAAAATAACTAATGTTAAAGTTCCTGGTTTAGAAGGTATGGCCGAAGAAAAAATTGATTTACAAGAAAAACCTAGTAGAAAAAAACACGTTGTATTTAAAGTAGGTGATAAGTTAGTAGCTAAAGATTTTAGAGGATACAATGATGATGAAATTGCAAAATCTATTGATGATTTTTTAAAACAAAATAGTAAATCTATAGTAGTTCAACAATCACCAATTCAAAGTGTTACAGAAGAACCTAAAAATCCATATGCTATTGGTATGGCCGCTGCTATGAAAGCAACAGGTGATACACCTCCTTTAAAAAAATCCACTATTACTAAGGCACATAAAATTGCTGATAAAGTAAAAGAAGAAGAAGTAAAAAAATCAACAAGTAAAAATATTAATGAAGGAGCTAGAGCTTTAGTAGAAGCAATAGCTGCTTTACAAAAAAAGGCAGATAAGTCAGGTATGCCGTACTCAATACTTAAACAAGTATACGATAGAGGTATGGCAGCTTGGAAAGGTGGGCATAGGCCAGGTGCTAGTCAGCATCAGTGGGCGTTTGCTAGAGTTAACAGTTTCGTAACTAAATCTTCAGGAACTTGGGGTGGTGCTGATAGTGATTTAGCGAAAAAAGTAAAAGGAAAAGAATAATGACAAGATATTTAGAAATTAAACCAGGCAGTATATCAGAAACTATCAAAAGATTAAGTGATGATTACCAGGCCATATTTAAAAAAGAATTAGAAAAAACAGGTAAAGGTATTGGTTCAATGACACCTGATGAGAAGAAAGCATTTTTTAATAAGATAGATAAAATGCACAATGCTAAAAATGAAGCAATGGATAGTAGTTGGATTAAAAAAGAAATAGATAAAGAAAAAAAAACTACATTAGTAGCTGCACCAGGTAATAAAGAAAAAGTAATCAGAATACCAAAAGAAAAATTAGCAGATTATAAAGCAAAAGGTTATATTGAAGCCGAGAGTTACATACCTGAAGCAAAAAAAGTTAAAGAAGAAGAACTAACAGCTGGCCAAAAAAAATTACCACCAGCACTTCAAAAGGCTATAGAAAAAAAAGATAAGAAAGAAGAAGTAGAAATCACCGAAACAGAAGGCGGTTCAGGTGGCGGTATAGATGCTCTTCGTGCTATCAAAGGTAAAAGACTTAGATTACAAGGTGAGTTAGATGCTTTAAATAAAGATGACCCTAGTTATAAAGAAAAAGCAGCGCAAAAGAGAAAAGAAATTGAAGCTCAAAAAGAAATAATGGCTCGTAAACAAAAAGAAGTTTATGGCAGTTACGACCCTAGTAGAGAAGATGCTTTAGATTTAAACGAAATTACTGATGAAGAAGAAAAAAATTATGCCAGACAAATTACATCTCTATCTAATGACAAAGTAATGGCAAGAATTAATAAAAAAGGTGATGAAGCAATAGCAGCCATTCAAGCAAAAATAGATAGTGTTAAATCTGAAAGAGATAAAAAAAGAGCTCAAAAAAATGAAGAAGTAGATTTAAACGAAAGTCTTCCTACAGATGGCGAAGGAGAGTTTATACATAAATTTAAACAAGTTTATTATTTACAAAATCCTAAAACAGGTTCAATAGACCATTATACAATTTCAGGAAATAATCAACAAGATATTAACAAAAATTGGTCTAAAGAAATGGAAGATAGTGAAGAAAAAAGTTGGAAAGTGGTAAAAAAAAGTACATTATATCCCATAAAAACAAAAATTGAATATGAAAAATTTAAAAATACAAAAAAAGAAGAAACAGAATTAGAAGAAGCTTGTTGGACAGGTTACAAAAAAGTAGGTATGAAGAAAAAAGGAGACCGAATGGTTCCTAATTGTGTACCAGAAGGATATGTAACTGAGTCAGGAGATATAGTAGAGTTTGTAGAATTAGATGAAGGCCAATTTAAAGATATAGATGTAAGAAAAGGCGACCTTAAATTAGCAAAAGATAAAAAAGAAAATCTAAAAAACAAATACAATGCTATAATGGCCAATCAAGCACAAGGCGATGAGAACGCAATTGCGGACCAAATACAAAAACTAGATATGTCAATTAAGAAACAAGAACAACAGTTAATTGATATAATGAAAAAGCAAAAAGAAACTAAAAAAGAAGAAGTAGAAGCAGTTGAAGAAGCTGCAGGTCCAGATAGATTAACAAATCTAAATGATAAGATTACAAAGTTACAAGTTAATATATCTAAATTAGATATGTCTAAACCTGAAAATAAAACTAAAGAAGCAATTATGAAAGCTGACCTTACAACAGCTAAATTAAGATTGCAAGATGTAATACAGAAAAAAAATACTGAAACAAAAAAAGAATCAGTAAATGAAGCAAAGAAAACTTACAAGTCTATGAAGAAGTCTGTTAAAAAAGAACAAGATAAAGAAGTTAATAGTAAAAGAACTTTAACAGATAAACCATTAACTAAAGTTGATGTAGACCCTAAGATTGAAAACTAAATGAAAAAAATTATATTATACTTATTTTTAGCAGTTTCTTTACAAGGCTGTCTAGCTCTTGCCGGCATATCAGCATTAATGCCGAGTGCTTGGGACGCTAATCAATCTGCCGCTATAACAGATATACAACAAAAATCAAAAAGAATAAATTGTAAAACAGAAATACCTGTTTTGAAAAAACATTTAGATTCTTTAGATGAGAGAGTTGAATGGTTAATTATATACAGCGAAAGTAAAAAAACAACTGACATCTACAATATGGCCAATGTTTACAATTCAACGTTACAAGATATGATTACAAGAACAGATAAAAAATCTATAAGTAATAGTTATTGTGAAAACAAAAAAACTTTGTTAATAGAACAATCATACATAATATCAAATGCATTACAAGGTAGAAACTAATGGAACAATTAAAAGAATTATTAACATCAAGTACTTGGGCAGCAAAGAGAGCTCAATATGCAATACAGTTTACAGAAGAATATAATTCTGGACGATTAAGTTCTGATGAATACGCCGAGTTATTAAACGATTTAAAAAACACAGATAAACTTAATTTACAAGCAGAAGAATTAGAAATCAAAGTTAAATTAGAATCAGCAATCAATCTATTATTAAAACTAATATAAAATGTATTTAAACGCTAACATACCTCTTATAGAGTGTTATGTAAGAGGTAACTATTTAAGAGACCAAAAAGACTCACACGATCAATACTTTAAATGTGTCGTGTTTGCAGTCAGTTCAATACCTAAACAAGTACCTTTATTTTCTTTTGTAATGGAAGATGGTGGTGTATGGTGGCGTTCACCTATATCAGCCTTCTGTAAAAGGCCAGACACGAAAGAATTACCTTTAAATGAATTAGTATTATGGGATTCGTTTAGTTACAATATGTCAATTACTACTTTCTATCATTTAGCAAATAGTAAAATAATATATACATCACGAACAGGTGTTAAAAGAAAAGGAAACTATTTGTTTACAATTGATTGGTCAGCAGGAGATTATAACGAATTAAATTATGGATACGCTGAAATGCCAGATCAACATAAATGTGGCCACGTAATAGAATTAGAAGATGGTAATTATGCCATACAACCAAACAATAGATTAAAAGTTTATGATTCAAATATGGGTATAGACGTAAATAAAAATCTTATAGACAGATTAATTGGCTCAAAAATATGGTCGGTAGAAGATACTGCTAAATGGGTTACAACTGAAAAAGAACAAGGTAGTTTTGAATATGGATACAAAGAGAACCATGACTAATTTACCTAGAATATATTGTGATATGGATGGTGTGCTATGCGACTTTAAAACGGCCGCTGTAAAAGAAACAGGTTTACCTATTGCACAGTGGATGCACCTAGGCGAAAAAGATAAGGCAAGTAAATGGAAACCAATCATAGATAATAAAAGATTCTGGCATACATTACCTTGGGAACCAGGTGGCCAGCAATTGTGGTCTTACATTAATAATTATTCACCACATATATTATCAGCCTACGTAGAAAACGCCACAGATCCTAATTGTATTCCAGGTAAAAGATTTTGGGCACAATCACATCTAGGGTTACCAGCAGGTAGAATTAACCTTGTTAAAAGACGAGAGAAACAAAACTTCGCTAAATTAAATGGCGAACCTACTATATTAATAGATGACTATATAAAAAACGTTAATCAATTCAAGGCTCGTGGTGGTATAGCTATTCATCATATCAGTGCGGCCAGTACTATTACACAGTTGAAAAAACTAGGGTTTAGATAGTATTTCTTATAAATAATAACATACATCAACAAATTGAGTACTTAACAATAATTTAAGGAGAGAATAATATGTCAAGTTGGGCAAAATCAGACGCTTTCGGTTCAGCACCTTTATGGGCACTGGCAAGCGTAAACAAAGCACCTACAAGCGCAAATATGGGCGCTGCAGGTTCTGGTAAATTATTTAATAACGCTACAGCAAGTAATTTAATCACTGGTATTACTAGAGGATTATTTAACTATGCAGTTGGCGAATTTCCTGCAGGATCACACCAAGGTTGGGTTTTAAAAACAACTGGTTCAGGTGTTAGAGCAGGTAGAGTTACTGGTGAAACATTAGTTTGTTTAACAAGTAACGTATAATAAGTAAGTAATGAGGCGGCTTCGGCCGCCTTATAAATATATGAACAAAGTGATCTAGGTATTACCTAGAGTAGCATTCCCGAAAGGGTTAATATAGGAGAAAAAAATGGCAGATAAGAAAGTCACAGCGCTTACCGATTTAGGTACAGGCTTAGCAAGTGTAGATTTATTCCACGTAGTGGACGATCCATCAGGCACACCAATTAATAAAAAAGTATCGGCAGAAAACGTTTTTAATAACATACCATCTTGGTTAGGTTTAAAACAGGCCGTTCAAAGCATAACAGCAGATGGTTCTACATCAATAGCAGCAAACGTTACAACAGCTATTACGGTAGTAAATGCAACATCAGCAACAGAAATTGTTACATTAGCTGATGGTTCAGATGGACAAATAAAAACAATTATAAACACTTCTACAGCAGGTACAAATAACGTAGTTATTACACCAGCAAATTTAAGAGGTTATACAAACATTACTTTAAATGCACAAGGTGAAACAGTAACATTATTATTCAAAAGTTCTAAATGGAATATTATTGCTGGTCACGGTTACGTAGCTGCATAATTAAAAAAGAATAAATGAAAAGATTTAAGTCTTACATTAAGAACGAGGATCTAAAAGAATTTGAAGAAGATATTTTATCGTATGAAAACAAAAAGGAAGAAAATATGAGAAGTTTTAAACAACATATAAAAGAAGATAATTATGCAGGTGATGCTCAAGGTGTCGGCACTATGGATCAAAACTCCGTAGAAGATAGCCGCATGGGAGCACACAACATAGAAAACCCAGAAGTATTAAAACAAGTTAATGCTTTTGTTGGTGCTATTGCAGACCGTGAATATATTAATCCATCTCACGCAATCAATGAGTTAAAAGAAAAACTATCAAGACTTGGATTGTCTTTTGGTAACGTAGTACTAGAAGGCGATAAAGGTTCTGTAACAGTTGATCTTAAACAATTTGGTGGTAGATTTGGTAAAGATGTTGATACAAAACCTGAAGATGTTATTAATGACGATGGTATAAGCCACAGAAAACAAGGTGGTTTAAAACTAGAGTTTAACTTTGAAAAAATAAGTAATAATACATCAAAGGTTTACGCAAAGTTAATCTAAAGATTAACAATGTTTAAACAGATTACCAAAGACAATTGGTTATTGTTTGCACAACATCATTATGATAATCCAACGCTTGAAAAAGAAAAAGAGTTTTACGAAGATTTAAAGAGATTTAAATATCTAAAACGATTGTTTCGTAAGTATGTATTTACAGGTGATTTAAATATTAGATTAGTTGTAAACCATATTATAGTTTTGCAAAATGTTTTTGGTGTAGAAGCTGCAGTTACATTATTGTTATATAAATTAGATATGCGATTTTGGCCAGCTTTGAAATCTGTTTTAGATTATTTAAACTATTTGTATCCACACGAATTACAACAAGTGGATGCAGATATGAAAGCTTTTGAAATATTAAAAGGACTATAAATGGCAAATAGATTAGTAGATTTATTAATTACTTATAGAATAGTAAAACTAATGGCAACTGATTTTAAAGATCAAGAAGCTTTTAAGTTTGGTATTATTGATGCTAATGGAAAACAGTTGAGAAAAAATAGAGAATTAAATACTGAAGCAGAAAAAGATTCTTATACAGTGTTACATAGATTTGTTTTTAACTTAAAAAGAATATTGGCTAAGTTTGGATTAAAAAGTTCAATATCAAACTTCGCAACAGCACTTGCATTAATATTAAAAGAAAATCAAGAATTAATAAAACATAAATCCTTAATAGAAAGTTCAATCATAACATATTTAAAAGAAACAAATCAGTATGAAGAAATGTTTAGTACAATAAGAGAAATAAAAGAAAATGATGAACAACCTTATATGACTTGTTTTGGCATAGATGTATATGAGAAAAATGGAAAATTAATATCTGAATATGAAAACGTTTAAAAAATTTAGAAAAGAAGATGCACCTGCAAATAACGTAGGCGGTGGTAATATTGCAGGTGTAGGAGTAGGACCTGCTGGTGAGCCTGGTATTAAAAAGAAAAAGAAAAAAACTATAGTAATGAGTATGTTAAAAAGAAACATAAAAGAAAATTTTGATAACAATAATGTTATGTTAAAACAAGTATTAGATAGTTTAGATAAAGTAGATACATTAATAGATTTTTCAAACACAGGCACAGTGGCTATACCCGGCGTGATAGTAACAGAAGAAAAAAAACCACGTAAAAAATCCTTTAAAGAAAGATATAATGTCAGATAAAAAAAGAACGTTTAAGAGTTTCAAAGAGTTTGCGAAGGATTACTTGAAAGAGTATGATGACGCTAACTTTGTAGGCGTAGGTGGGTTTTCAATAGGAAGTTTAGACTCTATGCACCCCACATATGATCTAGGTGATACTGCACCAAAAAATGATGGTAGCAGAGATAGTAGAGGCACACAAGCCGTTACAGCATCTAAGAATCTACAAAATAAAAAAAACAAAAAAAAAGAAGGAGACAAAAAAGATGATTAAAATATTAATCTTAATCCTGATTGGTGTAGTGATTGGTTGGTCAATTCCAAAACCAGCTATAGTCGACACCGTGATAACTAAATCAAAAGAGATCATAAATAGTATTATTGGAAAATTTAAAAAATAAAGGAACACAATGTTAAGTTTACTAGGTACACTATTAGGTTTTGGTACATCAGTTATACCATCAATCTTAGATGTCTTTAAAGAGAAATCTAGGAGAGCGGCTGACTTAGAAGAATTAAAACTAAGAGCAGAGCTTCAAGCGAAAGGCATTGACCTTAACATTAAACAATTAAACGCACAGGCCGAAATAGAACAAGCAAAAGTTAATGCTGCTGAAGCCTCAGCTATCTACGCTCACGATGCCTCACTAAAAGGTGGGTCAGTTATTGATGCTATGAGATCGTCTGTTAGGCCTGTTGTTACATACATATTTTTTATATTATTTGTTACAATTAAAGTATGTGCTTTGATTGCATATATGAGATCAGGAGTTGGTTTCGTAGACTCAATACCTAAACTTTGGGACGAAGAAACGGCTGGATTATTTTCTGCTGTTGTTGCTTTCTGGTTTGGTAACAGAGCATTTTCAAAAAAGTAAAGAACTAATTTATTATGGACTTTCTTAAACTAGCACTAGAAGTAGGGTTTCCAATAGCGGCCGCTTGTGCTGGTGGCTTCTTTGTATTTCTCACATTAAAATTTATTCTAGCATCAGTTACAGGTGATGTAAAAAAACTAAGTGGTATAATTGAAGCATTAGATAATAGAGTTAAAACTATGAACGCTGATGTAATACGAATTGATACACTAGTCAGTGCGACATTAAGAATTAAACCAGACGTAGATAGAATTGGCCGTGCAAACGGTAAAGAGGACGCAAGAAAGGATTAATATGGATTTAGTAAAGATGATTAATCAGTATGGTTTTCCAATTGTTGCCGCATTTGGTATGGGATATTTTATATACTTTGTTTGGAAGTGGGTAACAATAGAAATTAAACCTGTGACAAGTGAGACCAGCAAAACACTTATAGCCTTAGTTGACAGAATAAGAATGCTAGATAATGACCTTATCAGACTAAACACAAAGTTAAATCTGATATTAGAGTACCAAGAAGAACAAGAAAAGAATAAAAAAGACAAGTAAATCAATCAGTTTATATAAATATAGGTATGAAAGCACTATTAAAGATAGTGTTAGTAGCTGCTTTTTATAATGTTAGTTTGGTAACTACTAGCACCGCAGGACCTTTACCTGATTACAATTTCAAAAGTCCCGCTTTTAATGGCAATGGATACAGTACACACGAGTTAACTAAGTACAACTTAGAACAAACTCGAGCAAAAGAAATCCAACAATCCATTGAAGCAAAGGCTGCAGCATTAAAAGCTGAAGCTAAAAATACACCTATTAATCAATTTATGGTTAATTTAGAGTCTAGGATTTATGCTCAGATCAGTCAGAACTTAGCGACAGCAATGTTTGCTGATGGAGCATCTTCATCAGGTTCAATGAACTTTC